CCCGGCGACGACAACATCGGCGGCCGCACCTTGGAAACCGCGCCAGCCACCTACGCCGCTTTGGCTATGGGGCTGTTCGCAGGTATCGGAACCCTGCTCATGGTGCTGGCCTGGATGGGGCGCAGCCAACGCATCTACGAGTACGGGCTGCTGCTGTCCTTCGGCGCATGGACCGCACGCTGGATCGGCATAGCCCTCGACGGGGACCCTTGGTATGCGATGCTGCCCTTCGCAGTGTCATTCATGGCCGCAGGAGCCTACTGGTTGGAGCGCGCTGACGAGCACGACGGAATGGGGTAACCGATGCTGACATGGGCCAGCAACAGCATCGCAGTCCTCGACCCGGCAATCGCGCAAGCCATCGCCACCATCTCCGGCGCGCTAGCCATGCTGATCATCTCGATCGCCTCCTACTACTTCCCTCGAGGCACTGACCGCTTCGACCACGAGAAGAAGGACGACGATGACTACGAAGATCCACCGCCGAAGCCGAAGCGGCGGCCGCGCAGCCGCCGTTAGTGTTCGACAACCACCATCATCAGCGGGAGGATGAAACCCATGAACGAACGCGAACCACTCGCCATCCGAGGCGCCATCGTCGCCGCAGTCATCGCATGCATCCAGGTTGCCGTCGCCTTCGGCTGGAACCTGGACACTGACCAGTTCACCGCACTCGCCGTCGCAGTCAACCTGCTCGGCACCGCAACTGTGGTTATCTGGTCACGAGGGAAGGTGACACCCGTCGACGACCCTCGCTTGCCGTCCGACCAATGATGGAGGAACCAATGGAACCGGTAGACGAAGAGCTGTACCTTTCAGAGTTCGACGAGGCTGACGAGGTACTTGGCGACGACGACCTCAACGACGAGGAACCCGTCGAGGAGACCTCCGGCGAATACGCGGAGGTCGAACCGCTGTACGTCGAGATGCCGCCCGACGACGAAGACCAGAACCCCGGCCGCATCCTCGACGACTTCGAGGTCGTCGAGGTCGTGTTCGAGCCAGACGGGCCCGGCGAAGTGGTTGTGGTCGAGGTTGAGGAGGACGAGCTGTGAGAACCGCGAAGCAGGCCGCCCAGTTCTTCAAGCGCAAGACCACCAACCAGGTCGGCAAGTGCCTGTGGCACGTCCAAGACGCCTTCCAGTCCCCGCACCTGTACCCGAACGCCATCACCCAGTGGCATCAGGCCAAGCACAAGCACCCCGGTGATCGCACCCCGCCGATCGGCGCGCCGGTCTGCTACCGAGGAGGCCAGCATGGGCACATCGCCATCTACGTCGGCGACGGCAAGGTGCGTTCCACGGACGCTGGCGGTCGAGGCCGTATGGCTACTGTTCCGCTCAACTGGTTCGCCGGGGCCTGGGGCTATGAGTACCTGGGCTGGATCGGTGACGTCGGCGGGCGGAACATCGACTTCGACACCGATATCAAGGTGTACTACTCGAAGCTCAAGCCAGGAGTGGACGACTCGGCCAGCGTGAAGCAGCTGCGTTACCGGCTCATCAAGCGCAAGTTCCTCAAGGTGCACGAACCGCTGGGTGTTCACCGCCCGGGGAACAAGTACACCAACGCGGTGAAGGCCGCGGTGAAGAAGTGGCAGAAGAAGAAGGGCCACAAGCAGACCGGGATCCTCACCAAGGACCAGGCCAAGCAGTTCTTCGCCCCGAACAAGAAGGTCAAGGTCATCACCTGACATGGCTATTCTGCGCATCTCCAACGACGGAGGCCAGACATGGACCCCGTTCACCGTAGGTAGGCAAGGCCCGGCAGGCCCACAAGGCCCGGCCGGGGCTGACGGCCCGCCTGGTGGGAGTGTGCGCATCAACGGCTCGGTGGTCACCAGTTCCCAGCTGCCGCTCGACGCGGTGGTTGGCGACGGGTACATCACCGAGGACGAAGGCCACCTGTGGGTGAAGATCGCCGAGCCGAACTCGTGGCAGGATGTCGGTCTGATCCGCGGCCCGCAGGGCATCCCGGGTGAGATCACCCTGGCGATCGGTGACGCGAGGTACGTCAAGGCTTCGGCGGGGACGTGGACGGCCGGCAAGGCGGTCACCCCGCTGAGCCTCAAAGCCCCGTCCGGGAACCATGGGGCGGCGCTCGAGGTGGTGTCCACGACCGTGCCGGTGAAGATCTCACCGGTGGACGCCGCCGGCAACGCGCACGCGAACGCGTTGCAGTTCGACGCCGCGGACGAGCAGTGGGAAGTCGGCAAGACGGCGGTCGGCGGGCCTCTGTCAGCCGATTCACTGACGCTGAGCGGAAAGGCCACCTCCGCGGCGACAGTGATAGGCGATGCGTCGACCACGCTGGCCACGAAGGGATATGTGGATGCGGCCCTTCCGACCGGCGCGATCATCGCCTACGGTGGTTCGTCGGCCCCGGACGGGTGGGCGTTGTGCGACGGTGCTCCTCACGGCTCGTCAGCGCTGAACACTCTTCTGGGGTCGGCGAACACACCGGACCTGCGCGGCCGGTTCATTCTGGCTGCCGGCCAGGGGGCCGGGAACGATTCGCAGGGCAACGCGATGGTCAACCGGGTGCACGGCGACAAGTCCGGTGCGCAGCGTGTCACGCTGTCGACTCTTGAGATGCCGTCTCACCAGCACGGTGCGAACACCGGGTATGCGGGTACGCATAGCCACACGTTCAGCGGGCAGACCGGGAACGGTGGTGCACACGCTCATGGCGGGAACTACCGTTCGAACTTCATCCACTACCGCACGTTCGCCACTGGCGGGTCGCAGATCGCGGTGCTGGGGCAGACAGTGGACTTCCTGTACCAGACGTTGCCCAGCGACGGCGATCACTGGCACTACTTCTCGGGGACGACATCGACACAGCCCGATCACCGGCACAGCATCAGCGCTGAGGGTGGGAGTGCGTCGCACGAGAACATGCCTCCGTTCTACGTGTTGACGTACATCATCAAGAAGTAGGCGTTTCGCGGCGTGTGATGTCGCACGATGGGGGGTACTGTGACCACATGGTCAAAGTTGGCATTGGTTGGTATACTCAGAACAGCGCACGGTATTTCGCCGTGCGCTTTTTCTATGGAAAGGACAACCATCAGATATGCCTGAACATGAATACATTCGTGTCATCCGCATCATCAAACGCTCTGAGTTCGAAGCAGCAGCGCTCTACGACTACTACCGACAGGTGAGCATTGACGATGCCGAGCTCGACTTCAACGTCGTCGGATACGAAGACACCTACGTACCGTCACGCAACGGCGATGCAGCCTGACTACACCAGGCTCATCATCCTGTTCCCCAACCTTGACGCGCTCAACGAGTTCGTCGAGAAGGTGTACGGATCCGGACGCCTCACCGCCAAACGGATCCTCGGCACCGAAATCGAAACACAAATCCCGTCAGACCGGACCTACCGGCTGGCACTACCTGAAAGAGAGAACAATGACTGATCAACCCATTCGCGAACCCCGCCTCGAGCGCGCCAGGAAGAGGCTCAAGCCACAACCGGCCTGGGTGGGCGTCTACGAATCCTACGAAGCCGCCGAAGAGCCCTGGCCCATGGAGGCCATCGCCATCGTGCTGTACGGCCAGGGGATCATCTGGGCCCAAGGCGGCAACCCGAACATCTCCGTGCTGTGCCAGATCATGGCCCAGACAGACACCGGCGTGGAGATCGACGTCGAGAACGACGTCGACACCGTGTGGCAAACCCTGATCGCATCGCTTGAGAACCTGCCATGGGGTAAGCCGGTGCACAGCAGGGATCAGGCGTTCTTCGCCGCGGCATCCATCCTGGCCGACATCCTCCGCAAGACCGATATCACCAGGCGCGTCTCCGAGCAGAGCGAAGTCACAGCCAACGAGGTCCTGCAAGACGTCTACGGCGGTATCGGCACTCCCGCGGAACCCGACGTCAACGACGAAGAACTGGCCGGAGTTGACGTGGAGCCGATGATGATGGACGGCACCGAAGAAGCGCTCGAGGAGCTGCGCCAGCAACTCCAAGAGCCCGCGGAGGAGGGCTGATGGCTGTCGGCGTACCTACATGCCCCAACTGCGGCGAGATGGTGTGGCCCAACTCGCCTGTCGCTGTCGCCGAGCAGACGTGGCGCTGCCCCAACTGCCTCGCCTCCGGCACCGTGTCCACCTTGGCGCAGGGCGACTGGGAGATCGAGGCATGACGGTCCCAGACAACCTCGACAAGGACTGTCACGCGATCGGCGACGACGGCTGGTGCGACACGCACTCGTCGACCTGGACGGATCCGGAGAAGGATTGCGACCTGAAGCGAGCCGAGATCTACGAGGCGGTCTATGACCGCATCCGCCAAGCGATGAAGGAGGCCTGATGCTTCTCGCCTCACTCCTCGCGATCGCATGGCTGGTGTCGTGTGTCCTGTTCATCCTGTGGTGGGCCCTGCGGGGCGACTACGAGCCGGTGGACTTCGGCAACGACGCCAGCCCAAAGAAGAAGCTCGTGCCCATGCCCCAGGACGCGTCCGACCTCGTGGTCGTGTCGTGCGCCTGCGGGATGTACGAGTTGCCCGACAAGTTCAGCATCACATCCGACCCGTACAGCCTCGGAGGCCGGCGGCACACCTACACCAAGTGCACGCCGGTCCCCGATCGCTGGGGGTCAACCACCATGGAGGAAGAATGATCACTCTAGAAGAGATGAAGACGCGGCTCGATTGGGAGCCGCGCATGGTTCCCGCCCCGATGCCCACCGACTGGGCTGCCTGGGCGCGGGGAGATGACGTGGACATCATCGACGACGAGAAGTCGTCGGTGTTGCTGCGTGAGGACCAGGTGCTCTCGCGCGTGTCGTCGAAGTACCACCCGTTCCTGAACCGGGATCTGGTGGCGCTGGCCGAACAGGCGACGAACGAGGGCTGGGGCATCGACTCGGTGCTCGAGTTCAACAACGGCCGGTCGGTCGTGGTGAACCTGTTCGACGCCACGACGCTGCACGGCGATCACCAGCTGCTCACGGCGCTGGTGAACTCGTTCACGGGCAAGGAGGCCTTGCGGCTTCTCCCGTTGAACAGGCGGATCGTGTGCCGCAACCAGTTGCCCTACTACGCGGGGCAGCGGTCGTATCGGCATCCGCATTCGAAGGCCGCGGAGTTCCCGCACGGCATGTTCGCCACCATCCGCGCAGACCTGAACGCCAGGCAGGCGCAGATGATGGAGTTCAAGGACATCACGGTCGACTTCGCCGGGTACGTGGAGAAGTTGATCGACAACATGCATGGCGCCGAGGCCGATGAGCAGTTCTTGGACAAGCGCCGGGAGCAGTTGATGCAGGCCTACGAGCACCCGACGGCCCCTGCGAAGGGGACGGCGTATGCGGCGTTGCAGGCCGTGATCCTGGCTGATGAGCAGATCATCGGCCGGCGCGGGTGGAGGACCGTCTACGGTTCGGAGATGTCACAGCTCGGACTTGAACTTCTTGAGTCTGAGTATGTATGATGAAGGGGTCGAGGTTATCTGACGTTGTAGTTGCCCAGAGAGGCGCGAGTCGGATAGCCCAGGCACGCTGAACCTACAAGAAGGCCCCCGCTGTGATGGCGGGGGCCTTTTTGCTGTCTTCCCGGAAGGAGAAGCGCTTGGCCAAGGCTACCAAAAGACGCAAGACGCTGCCGCAGCCGACGCGTCTCATCGCGCGTTCGCAATACGAGGCGCGACAGCGCCGAGGTGGCATCAAAACCGTCCGGCCGCCGTTCATGTACGTCGTTCACGGAAGCGTGGACGGCGCGAACGTCGAGATGTACAACGGTTACGTCGAGATCTTCCAGCTCGCGGTCAACGACGAGGCGCCCAACGCCCCGTGGAACGACCCTGTGCCTGTGATGCATCTGCTGAGCGTGACCGTGCACATCTCCGACGAGATTGCCACGATGACCGTCGATACGGTCGTCGCAGCCCTGGAGGCGTTGATCACGCAGACCGACATTCTGCGCACGATGCTTCCGGAACCGACCGATGTGCTGCATTCGGTCATGCTGGAGCCTGAGATGCAGGATCCATACCTGTTGAACCTCTACTACGACGCTCACGTCGAGTTCACGTATGAGAGGTACGACGCGCGCGCCATGCACACGCCGTATTGGTGGGTGCGACGGTGCCGGAAGTGCTACCGCAAGCACCGCAGCGATCAACCGCATGCTGGTGAGGGCAATATGGACGACGCGTTCGACGATATGCAGCTCATCACGTCGCAATTGGTCGAAATGAGGCTCACCGACGCCGGTGATTTCATCGTTGAGTCCATTCACCCGTATCAGTAAGCGTTCCAATGCGGCCTGTGCCGTAAAGCCCCTAATCGGGGCATATACAGCCCTTGCATTCGTTTGTAGGGGCATGTATAGTGGAAGTAGGTCAAAGGGATATCTATGTCCCCGCGACTCCACTGAGAGCCCGTCTCCCGGCTGCCTCCGCGGCCGAGAGGCGGGCTTTCTTCCGTTGTAAACACCTCCAACCAACCGGCCTCACGAGGGGCCAGGGGCACCCGCCCCACAACCTAGAAAGGAGGTGGCCGAAGTGCTGAACTTCGCCACCATCTGGAACACCGTCCGCACCGCGATCACGGGCCACCCGGTCATCGCCGCCGTCAGCGTCGCCGCCGTCATCAGCGGCGTCGTCCTGCGCGTCACCGGCTGGGACCTCAAGCTGCTCGACGGCTACGGCCGCATGCAGCAGGCCGAGGGCGCCTGGGCGCAGAACACCGCCAGCAAGCTCGGTAAGAAGCGTCTGGCGAAGGCCGTGGCGCGGGCCGAGAAGAAGGCCGAGAAGGCCCGCCAGCACGAAGCGAAGCGGGTCGAGAAGGCCGCCAAGAAGGCCCTCGAGGCCGAGGCCAAGGCCCAGGCCGCGGCGCAGGCCGCGTCCAAGGTCCAGGCGGCCTGAAGCACCACCTGATGCCCCTCCCCTTCGGGGGAGGGGCTAACGGTGCTCTTGTCGTGGTACAGGCCCCGAACTCCGGGGCCTTTCCCATAGAGAGGAAGCAACATGTCCGCCCAACTCACCCACGCCCAGCTCCTCAACGAGTACGACCACATCACGCGCCTGACCTACAAGACGGTCGCGTCGCTGCTCACGCTGCAAAGCGAGAAGTGGACCGACGAGCTGCACTACCAGGCGCTGCGGGACCTGAACGTCCTGCACGCCGCGGTGAACCGCATCGCGATCCCGCTCGAGCGGCTGCCCCAAGACGTCGACCTGTTCTTCTCCGACAAGTTCAGCTTGGAGAAGGTCGACGACGCCGTGCACTCGTTGCTGTGGTGGCACGAGCGGGCGATCAAGGTCATCAGCAAGAAGGCCCGCGACGCCTACGTCGCCGAGCACCCCGACGGCGAGGAGGTCCCCGAGACCTCGATGGCCCACTCCATCTGGTACGAGCCCTACGAGGGCTGACACCGACAACGCCCCTCCCCTTCGGGGGAGGGGCTAACGGTGCTCTTTTCGGGTGTCCAGAGAAAGAAAGGAGTGTTCCCCATGAACGCTCACACCAAGCGCGGGATCCTCGCGATCACCGCATCGTCTGTCCTCGCTGTGATCTCCTACCAGATGATCCAGTCGGACAAGGCTGTCGGCGTCGGCGCCGCCCTGCTCCTGGTCTCGACCGGGCTGTCGGGCTACGCCGGCAAGGAGATCGTCGAGGGCGCACTCGTCGAGGAGGTGTGCTGATCATGGCCACCACCTACATCGAGAAGATCCTCGACCCCGAGTGGCCGGCCTTCGGGTCGACCGAGTTGATGGGCATGTTCGCCTACGTGAACCTCGCGTTCACGCAGATGACCGTGGACCGCATCAACTTCACGCGCACCACCCCCGACCCGAAGAACTGGGACGACAAGGCGCTGATGTCCGCGTACTCGTCCATGGTTGCCGAGGTCAACAACTACATGCGCTTCGGTGGCGGCCTTTCCGGCGACTACGGCTACAAGAAAGCCGACGCCGCGATCCGGTCGTTCGCCAAGCGCATCGGCGTTGAGATCCCCGAGAAGTAGCCGTCACGCCCCTCCCCTCCGGGGGAGGGGCTAACGGTGCTCTTGTCGTGGTACAAGCCCCAGATCGCCTGGGGCTTTCTTCATAGAGAGAGGTCCTGTCATGGGATTCTGGTCCGCAGTAGGAACTGGCCTGAGCACCGCCGCCACCGTCGCCGGTGGAATGCTCGACGCCGTGGCGCGTAACCAGGCGCGCATGCAACTGGTCCACGACTTCAACGAGGCGTTGGAGAACTTCGTGGTCGGCTTCAACGCCACCATCCAGTACGACAAGGGGATGAGGACGTTCAACGGAACGATGCCGCGCAACTGGGCAGACTCGTTCGAGCTGCTCTCGGACACCGCGCAGGTGATGAACGCCTGGGCGCAGGCCGAGACCGAGGAGGACGAGGCCGCGATGGCCGGTGAGGCCCGCAAGCTCATCGCCCAGCTCAAAGGGGTGAGGATCTGATGCTCGCCCGTGGAATCGCATTCGCCCCTCCGCTCAAACGCGAGCGCGACGACGAGGACTACGACACGTTCGAGTCCCGGCTTGAGGAGCAGATGAACAAAGGGGAGCCGGAGTTCAGCGAAGAACTCGCCGAGCAGCAGCTCATCAGCGAGCTGTACGTCGTGCAGCGGTACAAGGCGCTGTACGACCAGATGGGTGACACGTTCACCAGCATCGAGTTGCTGTTCGTTGACGCTGACGAGCAACGCGACCGCAACCTGTACGACTTCGACCGCGCGATGACTCTGGACTACTGGTCGGGGTCGCTGCGCCGCTACCTGTCGCACCAGGAGATGGCCGCCGTGCTGTTGCAGAAGATGCTCTCGGAGTTCCACGTGCTCTCCGAATCGCGGCAGCGGATCGTCGGAACGTGGCTGTGGTCGTACGCGTACAGGCCCGTCGGCGAGTGGCCGTGGGATGTCGCGATCCCCGTCTACGAAACGAAGTCGGTGATGGCGCAACTCTTCGACGAGTATGCGTCGGCGACCAGCACGGTCGAGTCGTCGTGGCATCGCGCAAGCGAGATCGTCGCCCAGCACAGCGTGATGCTGAACACGTTGTCGCAGACCGGCAAGCTGCTTGCCTGAGTACCGCAACGCCCCTCCCCTTCGGGGGAGGGGCTACCGGTGCTCTTTTTTTATGCCCGATTTCGGGTATGCTCGGCCTTCGAACCCCTGGCGCACCCCCCCACCCGCGTCGGTGGTTCGTCTATTCCTGGCGTTCTGAGGCGTTGAGGCCCGAACCCTTACATGAGGGCGTGGAAGCCGTGAACGGGCTTCGGAGGGCCTGTCACGGCCCGGGAACGCCCCTTCTAGGAGATTCTGACGCTGATCGTGCCCCCGCCGATGGTGATGACGCCGTTGATCGTCGACAACGGCTGCTCCAACGCACCCCACGCCGTCAACCCCTTCACCGCACCCGCCCCGGCGAACAACCCGACCGCCATCACCGTCACCGGAACATCCAGGCCGACGAACTTCAACGGCTGGTCGATCAGCAGAAACCCGTCGCGCACCGTCACCCAATGCGCCGGCTGGCGCACATACCCCTGCGAACGCACCTCCGTGTACGACGACATGTCCACAGGCGGATACTCGAGCAGCCCCACATGCGTCGACTGCGACACGATCAACTCCTCGATGCTCTTCGTGATCGTCGCTGAAATCCTGCTGATCATGCCGTGCCGCCTTCCTGCTGCTTGTACAACCGGCCGATGAAGTAGATGTCCTTGTTCGGCATGTGGTCGCAGAAGATCAGAATGTTCGCCGTGGCGACGTTGATCTCGTCGGACTCCTTGTCGTAGTCGTCGTCGGTGCGGAAACTGTCGCGCTGCGCCTGGTCGTACGTCCACGGCGTCGAATCGGCGAACAGCCCCGTCGGCTCATCGCCCAACGTGTCGGACCCCGGCCAGTAGCCGGCCTTCTCATAGGCGTTGCCCCACCCCACATACATGCCCGTCAGCGCGGTGCGGCCCTGCAACAGCCGACCCGACTTGTCCACCCGATCCCAGGCGTTCTTGAAGAACGGGTATGGCGTGCCCTTCTTGTACCAACGGCCACCCGCCCCGTGATACAACACCTTCGTCTTCGTCTTCCCGTCCTCGGTGTACGTGTACTCCTGCACCACACCCTTCGGGTCGTCCTCCGGGGAGGCCGGCAGCAGCGGTGTCGACTCCGACCCCACATCCCAACGCCACACCGACACGTGGAACGCCACCGGCAGGCGGCGCCCGTCCTCGTCGACAGCCATGATCTCGATACGGTCGATCGTCCCGGCCTGGCTGAGCAGTACGTTGTTGACCCGCTTGTCCTTCTTCACGATCCCGGCCGCCAGCGGCACGTTCCAGAACACTTTCGGGTTCAGCGGGTCGCGAAGCCGGCCACGGTCACCGCTTGGCGACTTCGGGATCTTCGAGTACATCGCCGCCCAGTTCTTCGGCGGGAAGCGCCGCGTCAACTTCTCCCAGCCCTCGTTGTCCCACAGCGACTCGTGGAACTCCAAGTCCGGCTCGTCGGGGAACTTCGAGAACGCCGCCCACAGTTGGCGGCTGCGCCGCGGGAAGTAGCCGCAGCCCTGCGCGTACGACCAGGGGATCAGCGGATCCGACACGTTCATCTTGTAGTCCGACGGCAGCACCAGGGCGTGCGTGGGTTTCAACGCGTCCCGGTTGCGCAGCTTCACCTCGCGCACCGTCGTGTAGTCGCGGAACTTCGAGTCGAAGGTGATGCTCACCGTGTCTTCCTCCGGTGAGTGAACCACCTCGGTTGCCATCACCACCGGGCCAGGCACCGCGCCGTGCAGGCCGTCGAGGCGCACGAACATCCCCGGCATGATCATCTGCCGGGGGAACGGCAGCATCTCGCGTGGCTGCACACCTGACAGGCCCGCGGGTACTACCACCCGCGGGTCGGACGACTTCAACGTCAACTGGCCAACCACACCCGGGTCGCCGGTCATCGACAGATGCCGCCTGGCGATCGCGAACGCCTCCGAGGCCTGCATGCCGGCGGGGAACTCGTCGTACACCTCGCGGCGCATCGCCCACTCGTCGCGCACATCGTTGTTCCGGTCGGGGTCCACCCACGGCGACGTCGCGAACGGCTTGAACCAGTACGAGTTGCCGTCCGGGGCGTACACGGCCCCGTCGTACGACGTGCCCGACAGCACCGCCTCAGACTTGCCGTACACCGTCGTCAACGTCTGCGAATAGTCGTACGACACGTTCAGGTCGACACCTGGGGCGATCAGGTTCACCACCACCGTGACTTCCCACGACTGGCCGTACACGGTAGGCCGGTGCATCAGCACCGGCTGCATGCCTGGGAACAGGCGGATCGTGTACACCCCGAAGTGGGTGCGCATCATCTTCAACAGCGGGTCGACGTACTCGCTGAGCGTCTTGTTCCACCCGCCCAGGTTGCGGGTCGTCAGACCCGACCACAGTTCGCTTTGCGCCAAGCCCCGCGGCTTGAGATACCAGGCCTTCTTCTTCCGCGACCCGTTCGGGCCCTTCTGGTAGATCGTCGGGTCGAAGTGGACACTCGACGCGGCGTTCAACCGAACGTCCAACGGCCGCAACCCGGTCGGGTGCCGCTCATCAGCGACCCGGAACGCCCTGGCGATCGCCTTCTCGATCGGTGTCGGCCTGGCCGCGATCATCGGCTGCGCCAGGTAGTTGTCCAGCACCCGCATCGCCCCGATGCACTGCACGCTCACCCCGGCGCCGGACGACGCCGCGTCGACGCTGACCAGCCGCCCCTCCCACCGGCAGGCGTTCGGCAGCGGGTACAGCATGCCCTTGCGCACAGCCGGGTTGTTCAACGTCTCCGTGTACGACGGGTCCGTCGCCACCCAGGTGATCTCCACCTTCGACCCGTCGCGCAACCACCACAGATCGCTGCTCGAGTTCCCGAACGGTTCCAGCGCGGAGATCGCCGGGAACGTCATCGACGCTTCGGCCGGCCCGTACGGTTCGGTGAACGTCACCGACCCCACCTGCGTCGGGATGCCGCGGAAGAACGACACGTTCTTCGTCTCCGTGACGCCCTTGTGGTTCCGGTTGGTGATCAGCACATACCAGTAGCCGGTCAACCCCGACGACACCGCGTCGGCCTGCACAATGCTCATGACGGATTCACCTCAGACACCCCAACCCCGTACAGTTCCGTGTACGCCGACTGCGCCAAACCGAGCTGCGAATCGGTGGGGCAGTACGTCCACATCGCCACATCCAGCACATACGTGTGGTCCTCCGCCGACGAGTACAGCAACGCGAAGTCCAGCGACGCCAGCGTGTGCCCTGCGGGCTGCCCGTTGATCGTGGTCAGCGGCGCTGTCACATCCCTGCGAGTGTGCGGGCCGCGCACGATCAGCGTCGCCTTGTTCAACCGCGCCGAATACGTGAACCCGATCATCGCCGGGAAGTCCATGTCTGCGCGCATCTCGACAGCCGTCAACTCGCGCACACCCGTCTCGTCGGACAGTTGCAACGCGACCCGGCCTCCGTTGGTCACCGTCACACCCAGCCCGAACGTCGTCGCCGGATCCGACGTGGTGAACCCCATCAGCCACGCCGGCACACCGTCGTTGATGTCGTTGATGACGAACACGCCCAGCGCACCCACACCGTCCTCGCTGGCCCACCGCGACGACCTGGTGGACAGCATGTCCGAGGCGGTGAACCGCATCGCCGGGAACGTCACCCAGTTGCCGTCCCACGCGTCGTACACCAGGTAGTCCCCTTCGGGGATCTCCTCTGGCGCAGTGCCGGTCAACTCGCCGCTCGACGGCTCATAGTTGCCCACCACCGGGTCCAGGTAGGCGCTCTTCTCGGCGGCCAACGGCCGCGAGGTCGCCCCGTCCCAGCCATGCCCGGCCGCCCACCTGTTCGACGCGGAGAAGTACACCTCCTCCGGGATGCGGCTGCGCGGCTTGTCCTCCAACGCGCCCAGCGAACACACCACCGCCACGCGCAGCGTCTCCGGGTAGGTGTCCGCCGACACCACCGACCCGTTCAATGTCGTCCAGTCACCAATGCTCATCTGCGTGGCGTACGTGTGGATGCCCCACCTGCTGCGGCCACGCTCAAGCGTGATCGCCACAAGCGCGTCGAACTGGGCCTGGGTTTCGATCACCAGGGGGACGTCAGCCACCGGACACACCCAGCTTGATGCCCCGCTCCGGGATCACCACCACATCCCCGGTCGGCACATCATCCTCGTCAATCGGCACACCAGGGCCCAGCACGTCGAACCCGGCCGGGCCGGCCGCGAACAGTTGGCCGCCCGTCGACTCGGTGAACAACCCCCACGCCACGATGTACCCCCAGTTCGTCAACGCCTCCCCGAAGCGCAGCTCCGGCGGGTACACCAGCACCCCGTTGCCGCCCTGAACCCACAAGCCGATCTCGGTGCTGCTCGACGACGGCACATGGATCCTCGAGTACCCGGTGCTGATCTGCTCCAACGTTGTCGCGTCGATGATCGCCGACGGCACCTCTTCCACTGTGTCGCCGGTGTCCCCGATCTCCGGGGACATCAGCAGCAAACCCACCCACAGGCTCGGAAGCGCCACACCGTCGCTGAACAACGACCCGGCCAGCACATCCCGGCCGTAGGTGGTCAGGACACCAGTGGTGACGCTCATATTCTCCCTCCCGGGGCTCTCGGCAGAATCCCTGCCAGGGCGTGCACCACATCCGGGTGGTGCGGCACACGCGCGGTGAACTGCGCCATCGTCGCGTGCTTCAGATCCTTACTGCTGTTGATCTGGTAGTCGGCCAACTGGCAGTTCCACGCGAACTCGTGCTGCTCGATCTGCCAGTGCATCACGTAGTACGGCTGGGAGAACGCGTCCCGCAACGCCTGCAACGCCTTGTACAACGCGTACTGGTCGAACTCGTTGACCCACACACTCACCGGCTCTGTGACGTTCTCCGGCTGCGCGTCGATCAGCCACGTCCCGGGAAGATGCGGCGACGAAATCTCGCGCCGACGGTACGTCACCGACTCCTCCGACAGTGTGGACTGCTCGAGGCGATACCTGCGGCCGTCGTTGATGTCCAGCCAGCCCGTCGGTATCGACACCCGCGCCGACACCCGCATCGTGTCCTTGTCGCCGAAGTTCACCCACTCGTCAGGTTCCCTCACCGTGTGCCTCCTTGGGACGCTGCGTACAGGCTGCGCTTGCGCTGCTCTGCGCGCAACCTGTCGATCATCTGGTTCGGGTCGTCGGCCTTCACTTCGATCGGGCCGTTGAAGTGCGTGGAATGGTCGGAGTGGTAGGTCGCCTGGGAAGTAGTCGTGGTCGCGGTGCCATGCGCCATTGCGCGTGCCTTACGGGCCTCGTACGACATCGCGTACCTGCCCAGCGCCTCGGCGATCGCCTCCACGCCACGCTTGTTCAACGGGATCACAGCCTCGCTGTCCCCGGCCTCCCCGATCATTGCCAGCTGCGCCGAGGTGACCACACCACCCTTGGCCAGCCGCACCCCGTGTTTCGCCAGCGTGTCCAACGGGCTCTGCCCGGACGTGTTGTACTGCCGGGGGAAGTTCTGCGACAACTCGAAGTGCAGGTGAGGCCCGGACGAGTGCCCGGTCGTACCCGTCCACCCCAACAGTTGCCCGGCCTCGACCTCCGCGCCCTTGCTGACACCGGGCGCGTACGGCTTACCAGCCCGCAGGTGCGCATACCGGGCGAACCAGTTACCCGTGTACATGACGATCGTGTTGCCGTACGAGTAGGAGGCGTTGTTGTTCGCCTCCGGCCCCAGCACAGGCGTGCGCATGTCGACGATCACACCATCAGCGATGGCGTAGATCGGTGTGCCCAAGCCTGCGTTGAAGTCACCGGACTGGGTGCCACCGTGGCGGGAGAACGAGAACGCGCCATGCATCGGCGGCCCCCAATCACCCTCGCCGATGACCTGCGGATACCCGGAGAAGTCGATCGGGCCGCCAGGGGACTTACTGGCCTGCCGGGATGCGCGCTGCGCGGCACGGCCCTTCCGGTCGATCGCGTCACCGATCTCCCACAGTTTCAGCCCGGAGTTCTTCGACGCGGAACGCTTCGTGGGATCGCCGGCCCCGACCTTCCCACCGAACGTGTTGTACCAGGCGTCAGCGTCGGCGTTACGGTCCCCTGAGATCCCGAAGATCTCGTAGTTCGCCCCGAAGTAGTTCGCGGCGTCCTGCACGCTCTTCGTGTTACGGAACTCCGCATCGGACCAGCGGCCGTCAGTGAACGTGCCCGTGTTCATCTCGTGACGCATGTAGCCGTACTGCGTCTCCAACTTCATCGGGTTCATGCCGCGCTTCTTCGCCCACGCCTTCAACCCTTCCCAGCGACCACCCTGCGACCATTGGGCGATACCCATGCCGGGGCCGTCCGGCTGGTCAGCTGTCGGGCTGAACCCCGACTCCTGGTCGATGTTCCCCAGAATGCCCGCGGCCTGCTCTTCGGTGTAGCCGTCGGCCAGCAGCGACTGCCACAGCCACTTCGCCGCCGCGTTCGCGGTCTTCTTGTTGTTCCCGCCAGGGACGAACGAGTCGATCTTGTCCAGCGGCCCGTACTTCCCGATGACCTCGAACAGCGCCTTCCACTTCTTCGACATGCCGCCCCACAGGTTCCCCTGCCCGTCCCATGCCTTCGACACCGGACCGCCCACACCGCCGCTGTGATCGGTCATATCCGACCCGGCGCCAGTCACCGTCATGCCCGACGGCGCCGACGACAACGACGACGACTGCCGCTGGTTCGCGGGGTCCTTCTTGTTCGACTTCGGGTTCTTCAGATCCGGCGCCGACTGCGGCGTCGAAGTCTTCGAGTCCTTCGTCTGCGCGCTGCCTGTCGTCGCCGCCGACGTGAACGCCGACGCAGGCCCCGACGTCGGCGTGGACCCGTCCAACGCGAACTGCTTCCACGACTTCTCCAACCACTTCATCGCAGAATCGGAACTCGACCGCACATTCAGCCACTCGTCAGCCGACTTGGAGCTGATGTTCTCCATCGCATGCCCGGTCGTCGACTCCCAATCAGCCGAACCGCCCTCCACCACCTTGCTGATGTTGTGCATCAACTTCTTCTTGTCACCGATGAACTCGAGGTCCATGTCCCGGAAGTCCTGCAACTGCCGGCGCATGTTCTTCCGCATGTCGCGGGCCTGCCGGTCCATCGTCCGGTTGAAGTCCTGCCTCGACCTGTCCATCGACCTGCGGAAGTCCTGCTCCGAGTTCCGCAACGACCTGTTCAAGTCCTCGCCGCTGCGGCGCAACGACTTCTCGTAGTCCTCCTCGTAGCGGCGCGTCGACTGCTGCTCGTCGCGCACACCCTCCCCGGCCCGACCGGCACGGCGCGCCGCACGGTTAGCCTGGCGGATCTCCGCCTTCGACGAGTTCTCCATCCACGACACCCGCTGCGCGTTCGCCGGGTTCGCCAGGTCGAACGTGTCGATCGCCTGCTGCGACAGGCCACGCTTACGCAACTTGTCGATCGTGTCCAGCTGCCGTTCGATGAACTTCGTCTGCTGGTCGATGTTCGACGACATCGCACCCATCGACCACACCTCTTGCGGCTGCAAGACCTGGAACGGCTGCACCATCCCCTTCGCCGTGTCCTCAGCCATCCGCTTCATCTGGACGTTGTGGTCCTCGGCCTGCCGCTGAATGCCGATGTTGTATTCCTCGAGGGTGCGCTTGCGCTGAATCTGGTAGTCCTCCTCGGCGCGCGCACTGGAAATCTGGAAGTCCTCTTGGGCCCTGGACACGCCCAGGTAGTAGTCCTCCCACGCCCTGTTCGTGGACTTCTGGAAGTCGTAGGTCTGCCGGGCGCGGTTCTGCAACCACTGCGTCTCCTCGGCCTCGATCTGCTGCATCTGGGCGATCGCCTCGCCCGCGCGGGCCTGCGCCTCTGCATCGTCGGGGCGTTGGATCGCCAGCGCGTACTGCTGCTTGGCCATCGTGCCGCGCATCTGCCGCTGCTGCGAAGCGGTCATCGTGCGGCCCATCTGCATCGGCACCAACTGCTGATCCAGCAGTTGCAGTTGCGCCTGGTACGACTCGCGGGTGCCCTGATCCATCGGCTCCCCGGACAGCAGGTTCGCCAGGATCCGCTGGCGTTCGGCGACAGCGCCGCCCTGCCCCTGCGACGCCTTCAACGCCGCCTGGAACTGGAACACCTGGTTGGCGGGGTTCATGTTCGCCACACCCTGCGCCACCGACGTTGGCGACAACCCCACCTGCGTCAACACCCGATCCACAGTCTCCTGCGACGGGGCGACACCCTTACCGATCTTGTCGATGTACTCCGACTTCCGGCCGTTGCGGGAGATGTCCACCAGCTCAGCCGGCGTCACGCCCAGCCGTTGCGCGGCCAGCAAGAACGTCGCCGAGTCCTGACCGGCCACGCCCTGCAACTTCGACGCCTGGTCGAGCTGTTCGTTGGTGACCTTCTGGTCGATGTCCTTCTGGATCTTGTCGTAGATCTCCTGCTCGCCGCGGCCTGTCCCGAAGTTGCGCACCTCCGGGTTGCCCATGCGGTCGATCAGGTACGGCACGCCCATCCAGCTCGTCGGGTTCACCGGCTTGTACTGGGCGCGCATCGCCTGCTCGAACTTCTGCGCGTCTTCCTCGCCGAGCACGCCGGACAGCGCCGCCGTCCACATCTGCTCGTCGTACGTGCCCGACTTGAAGTCCTCAAGCATCTGGGCTTTCATCTCGTCGAGCAGTTGCTTCTGCACCTGGCCGCGCTGGTTCACCCCGCCGGTGCGGAACGCCTCTTCCAGAATGGTGCGCGCCTGGTCGGCGACACCCGCGGCTTCCTCGATGTTCTCCTTCTTGCCCGAGTAGCCGCTGGTCAGCCCTGACTGCCAGCCGCGCTCCACGTCGACGGTCAACAGCCCCATAGTCTCGCCGAGCGCACTGGGGATGTTCCCTCGCGATTCGCCGACCCGTGCCCCGATCTGGTTCGCCGTGCCGATGCCGCGCTGCACCGCAATGTCGTTGATCAGCTGGGCCATCATCTGCGGTGACTGCGCAGCGCCGCGCGCCATCACCATCGCGTAGATGTCGTCCTTGGTGGCCTCATCGCTGATCACCATGGACGGCTTGCCGGCCCCAGTGCGGTACTGCTCGTTGAGGTACGTGGCGCGGTCGCCGCTGATCTGCAACGCCTCAGCCCACGTGGTGATCGCGTCGGTGGCTTTCTCCACCTCTTCGGTGAACGTGTATAGCGGCTTCAACTGGATGCCGTAGCGCTCCGCGGCCGTCCGCGCCGACGACACCGACTCGTCCAACGCCATGTCCCGGTAGTTGCGGTTATCGCGCCACTGCGCATACCCGTAGGCGCCCATCCCCAACACGGCGCCAACACCAAGCGCGGGCAGCAGCGCCGGGCCTATCGCGCTACCGATCGAACCGGCCGTTGCCGCTGCGCCCTGCGCCATCGCCGGGAAGAACCCGCGGCGGCCAAGCCACCCCTGCCTCAACTGGTGCTGCGGGGCCATCTGGCTTGCGCGCAGCTGCTCCCGGTAGAAAGCGCGCTGCTGCACATCGTCCAGGTCGGCCGGCATGTTCTTCGCCGCCGCCTCCATCGCCTGCTGGATCGACTTGGGGTCCCCGCCGTACATGCGGCCCAACTTGCCCGCACGGATCCCCGACTTCTCTGCGGCGTCGAGGAACGGCTTCGGCATGTTGTCGTACGGGGTCCTGCCCCGCAGAATGTCGCGGTACCCGACGTTCGCCCAGTCCGCCGACTGCCAGTAGAACGCGTCCGACCCGGCCAGCACACCCTTGCGGAGCATGTTCAGGCCCTTGCCGACCGTGCCGCCAGGCATGACGTTCGTCATGAGCAGGCCGAGGCCGCCCAGCATCGCCAACTGCTGGTTGTCCATCATCGCGCCGGCCAACGCCATGCCACCCGCGCCCATGGCCATCTTGCCGCGGTTCGCGCCCATCCAGTTCAGGCCGCCAGCGATCTGCGCCCGCCCGGCCTCCGGCACCATGCCCAGCAGCGACTTCGACGCGCCCACACCCAGCACAGCGCCGCCGATGGCCTTCACGGCGGTCAGGCCGCCACCAGCAGCCATCAGGACACCTGTGATGCGCTGCACCCACTCGTTGTTCACGATGTTCGTGAACGCGCCCCCGACCGAGTTGGCCTGCTTCACCAACTCCGTCATGACGTTCAGCAGCGGCCGGCCAGCAGCCTCCGTCAACTGCTGCATCGTCTCCACAGACTTCGACATCTCGTCGTTCAGCCCGCCGAACGCCGTCTCGGCGCCCTTCTGCGTCGACCCGTCACCGAACCCGGACGCTGCCTCGGTGACCATCTTCCGCAGGTCACCGGACTGCGCCACGGCCGTGATCGTTTTCAGCGTGCGCGGGCCGTCCATCCCCAACCGCTCAAGGGTGCGCAGCGAATCCGCCCCGCCCTTCGAGAACGCGTCGAACACGCCCAGTACGGCCTCGGCCGGGTTCGACTTCACCAGCGACGTGAACGCCTTCGACGTCATCCCCACCGTGTCGGCGTAGATCTGCAACTCGCCGGTGCCCTCACGCGCCGAACGCTCCATGTCGGACAGCATGCGGTTGAACACGTTCGCGGCCAGATAACCCTCCTGGCCGGACTTCGCGAACCCTGCCGCGAACCCCATCACCTGCGTCTGTGTCAGGCCCAACGTCTGCCCGAGCGGCGCGATCGCGTTGGAGAAGTCCGAGATGCCCGTCGCTGACGCGCCGGCCTTACTCGACAGCCGGGTCAGCGAATCCCCGAACCGCGCGGTCGCGGTCGGGTCGAGGGTGCCGAACGTGCGCTGCAACTGGGCGAACGACTGGGTGAGCTGCGGGCCCATTTCGGCATTCGCCGCGCCGATCTTCGCCATTGTGCGCGCCAACGGCACCAAGGCCTTCTCGGAGGTGACACCCATGCGTTGCAGCGCGTCGACCTGCTGCACCGCCATGTTGATGCCGCCGGGCAGATCGCGCGCCATCTGGCGGATCTGCATGCCCACCTTGTCGAACGACTTGCCAGCCACCACCGTGCGGGCCTCGAGCGCCGACAACTTCTGCTCGTACGCCGCGGCCATCTGCTGCGCGTTGGAGAAGGCCTGCTTGCCCATCGCGACACTGCCGACCATCTTGGTCGACGCCACACCCAACGCTGCAATGTTGCCGGCCAACGTCTGCGACGCCTGCCCGAAGTTCGCCGTGGCCGTGATCATCTCGCCAAGAGACGCAACGTACTGCGAGTTGTCCGCGGAGTACGTGAAGTTCACGGCAGTCATCAGCGCCGCCTCCTATTCAGGCGTTTCGGTGCTGCCATAATCTCAGTTGCGCGCCGCTTCGGCACCAGTATCATCCTGGCGCCCAACGCGGTGTCCGTTTCCTCCTCCGCCGCGTACAGCACTTTGCACCCCTGGCAGACGTGCTGCATCGCCTGATAGGCGCCCCGGTCCTCTTCCCACTCCCAGTCGGACGTGCCACACGACGGGCAGCGCTTACGCGACTCCAGCAGCGACGCCAACACCTTCGCACGGTCCTCCGGGGACCACGACAGGAACTCGGAGTGGGGAATGCCCTTGTCCGTACACCACTCCAACTCCATCGCGAAGCCGGCGTCGTACCTCAGTCGCTCTGCGTGAAAGGGATGTCCAGGCCCTCCTGGTTCAAACGCACCAGGCGGGAGAACATGTCGTACAGCTCGCCGCGAGACCAGTCCGGGGACGTCCACACCTGGGTGGCTTCCTCCACGCTGATCTTCGGGTCCATGCTCGACGCGGCGATCAGCGCAGGCGGGAACGTGTCACCGTTCCACACCCCGCCGTCTTCCTTGTCCTTCTTCGTCGGCGGGTGCTCAGCCAGCAGATCGTCGTAGGCCTTCGCACCCAGCGCGCGGAACAGCATCGTCGCCTTGCCCCCATCGACCGTCACCTCGACGCTCGCCGTGCGCGGCGGCTTCTTCAACAACTGGTCCAGCGTCGCCCGTTCAACCTTGCTCTGGGCAGCCTTACTCGCAACCATCATCCAGCCTCCATTCTGTGATGACGAACTTACCTCATCAGGCTGCTACAACCGCGTCTTCCGAAGGCACGATGTTCACAGCGGCCTGCACGGTGAACGTCTGCACCGTGTTCGAGGTCAGCGGGCCGGCCTGACGGCTGGTGATCTCCACCGGCCAGATCTCCACACTGTCACCGGCGATCGGCATGGGGTCGTCGCCAGGAGTGAACCCCTCCTTGAAGCGAGACACGATGAAGTAGCCGCGGGTGCCACGCACAAGCGTGTCCCAGGCCACGTCGCCGGCGTCCTCGTCGTCGCGGTAGAACTCCCCGGAGAACGTGGCGCTGACGGTGCCTGCGATGCTGCGCTCGAAGCGGCTGCACAGGTCGGGGACGGGAATCTGGTTGCCCTGAGACGAAGCGTTGATGCTGGACACGTAGCACGTCCAGTCCTCAGCGGCAGCCACCCAGGCAGCCGTCGGGGCGTCAAGATTGGCGGGAGCGGTTGCCGACCACCCGATCCAGCTTGTCTCGTTGGGAATGACCCTTGCCATTGTGGACTCCTTCTGTACGGACGCCTCAGATACTAATGGGGGCGCACACCCGGCGCACGTTTCACCGAACCGGAACGCAGTAGACGTCGAACGAATCCGTCATCCACCACAGGTCAGGCTGCACCTGGCCCTGCTTACGGATCGCCCCGATCGACGAGAACGACACATGCACCGCCTTGAACCCGGTGAACTCCACCGGGGTGATCCCCTTCAACGCCTCCCGGATCCGGTACGACAACTCGTCGCACGTGTCCCGGCGCACCGCATAGGTGCTCAACGTGTAGTTCGCCGAGAAGTCCTTGTTCGCCTGCGCTGTCACCGTCCGCGAGATGCCCTGCGCCGCCCCGGCCTCAAGCACCCCGAACGGCACGTGCGAACCGACGTTCGGCGTGCCGGTAGGCCAACCGCCCTCCTTCGGGGGCTGGCCGTCACCCACCGGAATGTCCGCGTTCCTGGCGGCCGCCAGCAGAATCCCCGTCAGCTCGCCACGCCTCATACCTGCCCCATCCTCTGCACCCCGGCCTGCGTCCCCGCAGCCTTAGCCTGCGCCACCTGCGACGCCTGCGTGCCCTGCACCATCACCGTTGCCTTCTGTGCACCGCTCCACACGCTGCGCACCAGTACGGCTCTCCCCGGCGAGACCTGACCCAACGCTCGAGCTGACGCCTGGACTGCCGCATCCACCGTTTCGTGCGCCGCAACGGGCGCGGCCGCACGTTTGGCTTCCAAGTCACGCTGCACCGCCTCCAGCTGCTGCTCGCCACTCACGGCTCCTCCACATACGTCCACTCCGCGAACCGGGCCGCGCCAGTCACCTGATGGCGGCGCAAGATCGGGAACTGCCCACCCGAGTCGACCGTCACCACCCGGAACCAGCGGCCCTGCACCAGCGGATCCGGATGCTCGGTCACCTCGATCATGTCGTTCGCCTGCGACACCAATGGCACCCCGTCCACATCCATCGGCGTCGAGATGTACGTCGTGGAGAACACCTGCTCCTCACCGGCGTAGTCCAGTTGCGAGTCGGACAGGTTGTAGATCCTGGCCGGCCCCGTGTACAACACGCGCAACAACTGGGTCGTCTCCGTCGGGTACAACCCCGTGTCGTCGAACGGCTCAGGGTGCATCTCCATGCGGGAGATCACCACCGTGGCCTGCATGTTCCGCTCGGCGTACTGGCGGGCCACCTTGCGGGCCCGGTCGACCGTGTACCCGAGCGTCTTAGCCTTCGTCCCGGTGAGCATCAGCCATCACCGCTGACCAGCCCGCTCGTGAACCACTGGTAGTCCGACGGGTCGTAGTCGCCGTAGTCGGCGCGGCCGACCTCGATGTTGTCCATGAACCCGACGCCGAAGACCAGCGGCTTGATCGACTGGTCCTTGTACTGGTCCCACATGATCCCGCCTAGGTCGGGGAACGCCCCGGACGACAGGTCTTCCTTCGCCTGGTCGCGCAACTTCATCGCCAGGTCGCGGTACTTCGACGCCAACTCCGACGTGCCCACAGACACCCCATCGGCAGACACCGACACCTCGCGGGCGAACTTCGCCGAGATCACCTCGGCCGCCATCGACGCCACGAAGATCACCGACGGGTGCACAGGCATGAACTTGTCCAGCAGGTACGTGATCTCGCTGTCGGTCAGCAGTTCATCGGCAGGGTTGGTGTCCTGCACCCAGAACCGCACCGCGTCCTTGTCAGAAGCCGCAGGCCCCGCGTACGCCATTACGCACGCTCCCGGGCCTTCAACGCCTTCAACCGCTTGTTGCCCTGCACCCGATTCGCCACATACGTGCCACCCGCGGCGCCCAACGCCGTCCCGGTGCCGATGCCCGCGCCCAACTTCAAACCGACCGGCAACGCCCGGCCCTCAAGTTCGCGCGCGAGGCTCTTGCCGGCCTGCTCGCCCACCTCGTCGGCGTACCGCGCAAGTTTCGGCGACAACCGGCCGCGCTTCGACACCACACCAACGCCGTACGCCTCGGCTACATCCGACAGCGAAGCCATCTCGGCCTCCTTCCGTGTGCCCCGGCCCGAGGATCCCTGACCCCAGGGCCGGGGACCACAGCACACCCGTAATGGAGGATACGGGAGGTTTCACGCCCGGGCACAGCTACTGCGTTTGCGGGTCGATGATCGCTTCCAGCGCATCCACAAGCGTAGAGCGCGGAGTCTCCTTCGCGTTCTCCACCTCAAGGGCTACCGTTGCGCGCAGCACACTCGCGCCGACCCACGCCAACACCTGGTTCACCGTGCCGTCAGGCACGTCGTCAATCGTCGGAGGCGAAATGATGTCCTCAAGGGCGATCACCACAGCAGACCGCGGGCCGCCGTCGAGCTCCTGCTCGGCGTACAACGCCCGCTGCGCCCGGTCCACATCGTCACCGACCCACGCAAGGATCTGCTCAAGCGACTTCGCGACAGTCGCCAACTCGGCACGCACCCCAGTCGGGACGTGCCGAGCCTGCTTCCCCGTCTTCGTGTACGGCCCCTGCGCCGGCCGGATGAAGTTGTTCGACAGCAGCGCATCCAAATGCCGCAGCCCAGCCACCACATCCGCGGGAATCGGCTCGCCAGGGGCGTAATCCACCCCTGCGAGCTTCATCTTCCGGCCCGCGCTGAAAGGCCCCAGGTTCCTGTACCGCAACCCACTCATCGGGGCCTCCCTGTTAGGCGACGGCAGCGTCGATGAACACACCCATGTCGGGGCAGACGACGTGCTGGTCGTACGTCATCTCCGCCTCGATACGGTCCGAAGCGATCTGCTCCATCCGGAACCGCTTCACGCGGATACCCTGCGCGTTACCGCCCAGGTAGCCGTTCCACGTGAACGTGTACCCGGCCGCCGGCGTCTGGAGACCAGGCGCAGACGGAGTGTGCAGGAGCAGCGCGCCCTTGCCCGGGGTGATGAAGTCGTACGTCGCCGTCGCCTCCTGGGTGCGGGCGTCCGTGGTCTCCGGGCCGTCACCGATGGTGGCGTAGGAGGTGTACAGACGGTTCACACCGAACAGGGTGGCGATCAGATCCTCCGACACGATCCCGCGCTGGGTGTACTTGATCCGCTCGATGATGGCAGGGTGCTGCTTGAGCTTCTGCATCGTGTGAGCGCCAAGAACCATCACGTTCGGGGCCTGGCCGGTCAGCTTGCGGAACTCGATGCTCCACTGCGACACGTCGTCCACCGGGTCGGAGTCCGAGTCGTCCCACTGGGTGAAGTCGGTACCACCGGTGTACTCGGTCTCCCACACGCCGGCCTTGAAGAACGCCGCGTTCCAGTCCAGATCCCGCTTGAGCAGCAGCTGGTTGGTGACGAACTCTGTGGCGTCCCGGTCGAGGTTGTAGATCGAGTCGGCGTTCGCGCGGGTCTGGTCGTCCACATCCTTGTGCACGCCGTACACGTGGCAGAAGTACTGCCCGTGGTCGGTCTTCCAACCGACACCCTTGGTCTCGGTGCCGGGCGCGCGCTTCTCAGCGTTCGTCCGACGCCAGTCGAGCTTGCTGTACTTGGTGTACAGATCCGACTGCTTCTTCACCGGAACCTTCGGGAACACCTTGTCCGCGATGTACGCGGCCGAGTTCTGAAGATACGCGATGCTCACGTTCGTCAACGGGACGTTGACGTGGAGATCGCTCTGAGTGGGGCTTGGCATTTGTCCTCTACTCCCTTACACCAGCAGTACCGGCACCAGGGAACCTGATGCGGCGCTTTGCAACGCGACACCGACCCCTGTACCAGCGGCGGCCACGACGGCCGATCCGGCGGCACCGGGCTTGACTTCCTCACCGGCGTCGATCTGCTCCCCGGCGACCACATTGGTCACACCGCGAATGCCGATCGTGGCTGCGCCACCGGCCTGCTGAGGCTTGTTCTGGAGCACACCGACCACCCGGTCGGTCGCTCCTGCGAGACCGGCGGTGTTCCGCCCGGTCACCTTCACGAAGTGGTACTGCTTCCCGCCATGCGGCGAAGCGGATCCTGGCAGGCCGGGAGGGCCCGTGTAGATCCCGATGCTCGAGTCCGCCTCAAGGGTGATGGACCGTAGCGACTCTTCGTAACTCATCCCTAGAACCCGCCGTTCTCTCGAAGGTACAACTCGTAGGCCTCGGGGTTGGCCTCGAAGAGCATCGTCGACGCCTCGGCGTGGCTCACGCTGCCCTGGCTCTTGCCTACGAGCTCGTCGGCGTAGGCGTCGACCTGCATCAGCACGTCGCTGTTGTCGGTGTCGCCCAGGGCGCCGATCTCGTCGTAGATCTCGTCGCCCATCGCGGTGAACAGTTCGTCCAGCACGTCGAGCTCGTCGCGGTCGAGGACCTGCGCGGCCGACTTGAGGATGCTTCCGAGCACGTACGGGTCGACCGGAAGGTTGTACTCGGCTGCCTTGGAGATGAACGCCTCGAGCGCCCGCTCCTCGTGCATCTGCTCGGCGTAGGCGATGGCCTCCGCGGCCTGCGCCTGGGCCTTCTCGATCTCGTCACCCATCGTGGCCGCCATCTGAAGGGTCCGCTCGTCACGGTCCGACTTCGACAGCTCCTCGACGAGCACATCGCCGAGTGACTTGCGGACCTTGCGGTCGTAGGCGTACATGCCGCCTGCGCCGGCAGCGCCACCACCAGCAGCGCCCACGCCGAGAGCGGCAGTGGTCGGCGCGTAGCGGTACTGCATCCCTGCGCGGGTGGCGATCGAACCCATCGAACGCCGGTCCACGTTCACACCCTGCGGGTTGGTGTTCGGGCCGTACTCGAGCTGACGGGCTGTGTCACCCCGACGCGCACGACGCGACCGCGCCGCGCGTCGGGCGATGCGAGCGTTGATCTTCCGTCCGCGCCCCATGGCCGCGTCCTCAGCGGCGTCAAGAGCGCCAGCGGGAACCCGGCCAGACCGGACAGCCCGTCCGAGTCGGTACGAGCTGACAGGGTTGACAGCCTTACCAACCAGCTCGTCCTCGTACTCGTCGTAGAACTCGCCGGCTTCGTCGCCGTCGTCCTCGACCATCACGTACTCGTTGCCGTCGGCGTCGTAGGCGATGTCCCCAACTTCGAACTCATCGAAGTCAGTGGGATCGCCGTTGCTGTCGTACAGCTCAACGCCCTCGTCGTAACCTGGCATTGCATCCTCCTGTGACTTCGAGAACAGTATCGAAGCGTGCTGGTTGGCCGCTCGATCGACAAGGCTGATCTCGTCGATCTCCATGTCCCGCAGTTTGCGGACGCGACCGGTCATGGTGCTATTCATAGCCGATACTCGTCAACGGCGCATCACTTAGTGCCATGACTGCCGCGATTCATTGCGGCCCATACGGTACGAGCGCTGCGCGACATACCCGCCGCCTCCCATCAGCGCCGCAGGAATGATCAGACGACCACCCGCCCGCTTCGGCAACGACTTGAGCTTCTTCGCGGCCGCTTTCAACTGCGGACGGCTCAAATCCGACAGATACGCCTCACGAACACTCTGCCCAGGGGCGATACCGCGCCCGACCTTCGCGTTCACCGCGTTGTAGCCGGCCAGACCCGCCCCGGCACCGAACATGCCGACACCGGCCGCTGTCCCGAGGCCCTGCTGATAGGCCCGCTTCGCGCTGGCGCGCGACTCCGACTTGTACAGCTCCACCCCGGTCGACATCCCCGAGTCGAACTTCTTGATGTTCCCGGTCTGCTTGGCTTTCAACGCTCTGCGCTCCCTTGCGAAGTACGACGCCGACTGGGCGTCCATGGCCGCGTTCAATGCTTGCCCGCCGACGTTGACGGCCCCGAGCGCCAGCAGCGCCTTCTTCGGGTCCTTCGGCTTGAACCGCATCGCGGCCCGACCCACCGCAGGGTACTTGCGGGCGATCCGCCGCCCCGCACGAACCGACAACTTCTCAGGGTCCGGGGCGTTCTTGTCCTTCATCTTGGCCCGCGCAGCGGCCACAGCCTGCTGCGTGGCCACCGCACCGAACGCCGCGCCCGTGGCGTTGTTCGCCAGCCCGACCGCGACCTCTTTGCGCTTCTTGGCGTCCTGGTCCATCGACCGCTTCGACACGTATTCGCTCATCACAACGGCCTGTTCGCTAGATTCGCGCCCTGGATCAACTGCGTCACCAGATATTGCGCCTCGTCATCGCTGAGTTTGTCACGGCGCCGCTTCGACGTCGCCGCGCGCATCAGACGCACGTAACTGCGTCCCATCGCCCGCGACGCACCCTGAATCGCCAACGGGTTCATCAACTGCCGCTGACCGCCGACACCCGCGCCGCCCAGCGTGAACGTGGACGGAAGGTACTCGGTACCGGACGGCCGCGGCTCGCGCCGACTCGCCGCCTTCCCGACCTCCGACGCACCGATCATGCTCGACTCGCGCACCCGACACTCCTAGTACTGGTAGGTGCCCCAGTTGTCGTTCCAGTTCTTCGCCCGCGAACCGGTCTTGCGGTGGAACGCCACCACATCGCCACGCTTCATCTCGCCGTGGAACGCGCGACGCACACCAGCGTTCTGCCCCATGACAGCCCCGCCGTACGCACCCAGCCCTGCGCCAAGCGCAGCACCAGCCGCAGCGCCTCTCCAACCGGCAGAACCAGCACCGACAAGACCGCCGCCGACCGCACCCGCACCGCCGCCGATCGCTGCGCCCTTGAGCCCCGACTTCATGCCTTGGGCGTTGCGCTGCCCAACCCGATCCCAGTAGGTGCCGCGGCGCACGTACGTCTTGCTGCGCGGGTTGGCGTAGCTGCTGACGGTCCGGCGGTACTTGCCGGTGGCCTTCAGCTTCCGCTCGCCCTTGCTTTCGGCCTTGGAGATGTCTGCGCCGTAGGTGTAGTCGGCGATGTCTGCCAGTGAAGTCATGGCCGCATCGTAATGCTCACGGACAGCCGCCGCATCACACTGCCGACGTCTCTACCGGGTCGAACAGGCCCTCCACAGGCTCCCGCTTACCGCGGCCGTGGATCGAGAACCCGGTCACCTCGCCGTTCTTCACCTTCCGCCACGTCTCATCGTTGTTCACCTTGAACCCGACCCACCAGCCGATCGGCATGTCATCGGGCAGGCCCAGGCGTTCCTTCTTCTCCGGGGTGACCACGAACGACTCGATCATGTCGGAGGCGTGGAACGCCTCACCGTCGTCTGTGCGCTTGTGCTGATCGCCGCCCTTGCGAGACTTGATCACATACTCGTACGCCGACTTCTCCATCTCGTCGGCGTCGATCAGATCGCCCTGGGTGTCCACCACCGGCTTGCCGTTCACACTCACGATCGACGCCCAGCCGAACACCTGCCGCTTGTCGTTGTCGAACTTCGTGAACGTGCCCTCCCAGTCAATGGACTTGGCGACCTCAGGCTGGGCAGGCGGCGGCACATACCGGTCCTCGGCGTACGTGCCCTTGCGGGCCTTCTTCTCCTTCTCCGCTAGCCGGGCCTGGTTGTACTCCCACTGCTTGCGGGCCATGTTCGGGGCGATCTTCGCGTGCATCCGCTTCAACGTCTTGAACTGGGTGTCCGGTGTGTACGTCGTCGCCACCCCGTATGACGTCGCCGCACCCAGACCGATCGGGATGAGAGCCGCCTTGCGAATCGGGATCAGTGTGCGACGCTTGCGCCGGCCGTTCACCAGATTCGCGGCCACATGCACATCGGCGGCGTCCGGTGACGACTTGATGATCGACTCGCCGGCCAGCACCGCCGACACCTCACCGGCCGACGACACCCCCAACGCCTGCGCCATGCCTCGAAACACTGGGTCAGACACCCACAGCTGACCAGCCTCGTCCATCATCAGCCCTTCCTGTCCGGCCCCTTAATGGCCATCATGATCTCACTTCGTATCTCCACGCCACTGTTGTCTTCACCGAACCGGTCGATCAGTTTCACGTCCAGGTCCTCGAAGTCCTCGTCGCTCAGGCCGCTGCCGACCACCACCTTGCCCCGCTGGTCGCGGTACGCCCCATTGAGCAGGTCGTTGGATCCGATCGCCCCCTGGAAGTCTTCGTAGGCCTTGGCGACCGCGGCCGGGATCGTGAACCCGTCAGAATCCAGGCCGAGTTCAGGCTCGTCAAGGCTGACCATGATGCCCGACTGCACAAGGTACTTCCCCAGCCGTGCCGCCTTCTCACTGTCGTAGCCCGTCGCTTGCATCATCGCATCGGACAAGATGCGTTGCTTCCCCTCAGTGACCACCTGGCGTACTTCCTGGGTGTCGTATATGCCCATCGCCTCTTGCAAGTTGTGCTCGGTGTTGTAGGCGTCGTTGGAGTCCTTCGGGTACGACATCGCACCCACTCGCTTGTCGCCACTGTCTTGAGGGTGGTACACGTCAGCGTGAATAGACCCCAGCAGCGACCACAGGCCGCCCACGCCCTCCTCGCCGCTGCCGTACATGATGTCGTTCAGTTCGCGCATCTCGTACAGGCTCATCTTGTCGAACATCGCGTCCTGCGCGGTGCTCGCCGCGTTCTCGCCGCCGTGAATGCTCGGCATCGCAATGTCGCCGAGGTCGCGGTAGAACTGCTGCGCGGCGTTCAGATACTCGTGCATGCCGGCCGAGAACTCCAGCGACGTCGACAGCAGCGGCTCCAGCACCCCACTGGCCGCTGTACGGTGCGGGTCGGAGATCGCGGTGATCTCGGACAGTGGAATGTCGAACTCGAGCACGCCGCTTTGCGAGCTGCGTGCGATCGACCCGTCCGCAGGTGCCATCACGAACTGGAACAGCTTGGGTGACATGCTCCCCGGGGAGCTGTCGCGCATCTCCTCCTCGAACCCGCCGTTGAACTCCTCGCGGCGGCGGTTCTGCCACGCCGAGTTCGCCGCGTACATCGACACCATCGGAATCGACTCGAGTTCCTTCGCGCGCTGCAACATCATCACCCCGTAGATGTTCGTGCGCAGCACCGGAACCTTGTCCGCGTTCGGGTTGAACGTGAACTTGCGGATGCGGTGCATCCCCGTCTCGTCGGGCCCCAGGCCACGGTCGGCCTCGGCGATCATGAGTTGCGAGGAAGCCTCTTGCATCAGGTTGCCCGCCATGACGCCGATCGCCGCAGCGTGCTCCGGCACACCAGGGTCCGAGGGGTGACCGATCGGCCACCTCGTCGCCAACGCGTCGACCATCTTCGTCGACTCCAACTCGGTCACGGCGTCGAAGTCCGCAGCGCCCAGTTTCGCGCGGGCGGCCATCCTGTCCGCGCGGCGCTGCCGCGCACGCGTGGCCCGCTTCACAGCCGCCCTCTTCGCGCGTTCCTTGACGCGCTCCCGCTCCTGCTTCTTCCCCGACGCGATACGCGCCTCGTTGACCTTGACCGTTGCCTTCTTCGCCGTCGGTTTGCCCTGCTTGAACCGTTCCAGTTCACGCTGCGCCTGGGCGCGCATCGCCACCTGCTTCTGCTCGACGATCTTCTTCTTCCGTTCGGCCTCCCGGCCGCGGCGGCGATGCCGACCGTGCGCGGCCTTCTTCCTCGCCGCCAAATACGCCTTGCGCTCCTCGGCGCTCAACGCCTTGAACGCGCTCTGCGACAACGCCGACCCGTCGAACTCCCGCACCTTCGCCTGCTCCTGCACCGCGCCTTGATCGCCCTGCTCGGCGAACTGGCCGTCGTCGTCGCGCAGCACACGCCGGCGAATCTTCCGGCCACCGACGCGCACCTCCACCCAATCCTCGTCAGCCTTCGCGACAGGCTCGGCCGTGCGCGCCGACGCGTTCGACGCCCACGCCCCCAACGCCACGTCCGCCACGTCGGCAACCACCGGAGGCGGCAGCACCGGCGCTGCGACCTGCGTCGCGTACACCGCCGCGTCGCCCGGCGGCAGCCCATAGCCTTCGGCGGCCCGTTGCAACGCCAACGGCCACGGCACACCAGCCGACGTCAACGTGTCCACGATCTCCAACGCCCCCGCGTCCGCCGCGGCCTTCACCTCGTCCAGATCACCGCCAGCAGTCACCTGCCAAGCGTCAGCAGCGCTGCTGTGATCAACCCCGGCAAGAGCAGACTTGACCTCATCGACCGACACCGCTGTGCTTGAAGCCAACCCCGACAACGCCTGGGCGCCCACCGCGTGCAGACCAAGCAGCGCCGCGCCAGCCCCAGACACACCATCGTCAGAGGACACACGACCGAGAAGATCGCGAGCAACGTCCGCATCAGACCACCACCTACGACTCACGACATCAGCCCGTCCAACCCGGCCTTGATGTCTTCGGATGTCACCTGCCGCCAATCCTTCGGCGTCACCCGCCGACCGAACTCCACCTGTTCACGCGCCAGACGGTTCGCCTGCTCGTTCAGGATCAGGCCGACCAGCGACCGGACACCACGCGCGTTCGACGGGTTCTCCGCATCGCCACCGGCCCGGGCCGCCGCCATCTTGAACGTCTTGCGCGCCTTGTCGTCCGAGAACTTGATGTTGATGTCGGACAGTTCCCGCTCCCCGATCTGCGCCAACTCCTGAGCGTTGTACGGGTCGAACGGCACCCGGGTCGGGAACCGCGACGACATCCCGTGGTTGTACTGGTTCAAGTACCTCACCACATCCTCGGAATTGTCGTCCTCGCTGTACCCCGCCAAGATGACCACCGTGTCGCCGCGACGGTCCTCCGCCAACTTCAGGAACTCGTTGAGCGCTTCCTTACCAGGAATGTCCTGATCGCCGTTGACCATCGAGTAGGCCTCGTCGACGAACAGCACACCGCCACGGGCCTCGTCGAAGATCTCCTTCACCTGCTTGGCCGAGCCGGCCTGGAACTCGCTGACCAGATCACGGCCGGAAATCTCCTTGACCGTCGGCTTCTTCACAAGCCCGATCGCGTGATAGGCCTGCGCCAACAGCCGGGCCGCCGTCGACTTACCCGTACCAGGCTGACCCGTGAACACCAAGTGCATCGTGCTGTCCGGCACCGGGTCGCCATACTCGCGGCGCTGCTCATTCAACCGGGCACGGTTGATCAGCGTGTTGAACTGCACCTTCACTCGATCCAGCCCGACCAACTTGTCGAGCTCGGACCTTACCTTCTCGAGTTCCGGATTGTCCTCAGTACCGCCACCTGCGGCGGCACCCCCTTGCTGACCTGCTCCTTGACCAGCGCCTCCCACGGACTGTCCCGCAGGACCCTTACGCCCCGTGGGGACCGCCGCGACTTGCGGACCTCGAACAGCCGCAGATTGATCGCCCGCTCCAGCGTCGGATACAGCAGCCCCTGCTCCTCCAAGTCCTCCGGCGCGTCCACCCCCTCCGGCAGCTCCACCTGGAACTGAGCCAGGACTTTTGGGCCAGCATCACTCCTCGACAACCCTTGAGCCGCCAGTTGCGCCGCATCCAATATCAGCGAGGCGAACGCCGACGAGTAGTACATCTCCGCGTTGTCGCGACGCTCCTGCACATCGTCCGGGCCCACACCGGCCGCTTCCACCAGCAGCCTGTCGCGTTCTTGCTCCGACAGGTTCTCCGCGGGAAGACCTGTGCGTATCGCAATCCAGTCGTCCACCTTCTCCTTGTTCAAGGTGCCAACCTCGCGGGCCACCACGTCTTCCGGCGCCGCAGACAGCGGCCCTTGGGCCGTGCTCGTCGAGGCGATGAAGTCCTCGATCTCCTGGCTGTTCTTCAGCTGTCGCTGGACGCGAGTCCAGTTCACCAACTTCAGATCAGACGCGGCCTCGCTATCAGCCAGAGCCGAGAACACATCCACACCATCAGGATCCGGGTACCCGTTGTCGCCCGACGTCGCCGTTTTCAGCGCCGTGTTGATGCTTTCCAGCATCTCCTCGTCGTTGCTCGCGTCCCGCAGCTCAGGGAACATCGCTGGTCGGCCATCGAACTTCTGGTCCAGACCGCGCCACGGGCGCTTCGCCAACGACACCGCAGTGGCCATCTCCAACGCGCCGATCAGCGCACCCGCTGCGTCGTCAACGATCAAGCCCTCATTCATCCAGCCCTGGATCTGCTTGAGCATCGCGTTGTACCGGTTCGCATCGCCGTTGATCCACGACGTCATCTCACGCATCACCTTCGGCGCCTCGACAGGGTTCGACAAGTCGTAGATGCGCCGTTGCGTTGCCGCGTCCACCGTGTCCGACTTCCACGCGGACTCCGTGTAGTTCGACGGGTTGACCGCCGCCTCCATGTACTTGTTCTCCCACTCGGCGATCGGGCTACCGATAGCCTCCGCGATCGACTCCTCGTTCGCGTCCTCCGCCACAGCCAACGCCTGGCCGAAGTCGCGCCACAACGCGTCAGCGTTGTTCGACGCCTTCCGCGCCCGTGCGAACAGCACCTCCGCCATCTGGTCCGTGCCGTTCGCCGTCGGCTCGGGCCTGTTCGGGCGGTCACCGGTACCGCCACCATCAGTTGCCGGCTGCTCACGGCGCGGCGCCCCACCGCCGCTGTTGGGGGCACCCGATTCCTCGTCCTCGTCCGGGGCCTGCTGATCCGTGGCCGCCCCGGCCGTGGCCTTCGGCTCACGCCACGGGCGTTCCTTCGGCTTCGGCAACCCCGCGCCCGCGCCGGCGTCGCTACCCGAACGCACCGCGCCCGGCCTCACGTACTGCTGGTCCTTCGACTTCTCGGCCTGTGCCAGATGGTGCGCCAGCCTGGTCTCACCCCTCGCGTTCGACGCGTCCATGAACTCGCCCACGCCACGGCGCGACACGTCCCGGATGAAGTACGGGTAGTACGACTGCAACGTGCGCAGCGCCACCTCGTACCCCTCGCCGTTCAACGACAGCTGGCGAACCTTCTCCTTCTCCTTCACCGCGACCCGGCGCTGCACCTCGTCAGCCACACCGATCGGCGTCAACCCCGAGATTTCGCTCACCTCGGACTTGATCTTGTCGATCTCCTTCGTGGACAGCTTGCTCGCGTCACGGCGCGCCGCGTCCCGCAAGGAGTTGAAGATCTTCGTCTCCTCCTCGCTACCGGGCTTGCCACCCGCACGCTCATTACGAGTCCTCGCCTGCTCACGCAGTTTCGCTTCCACCTCCGGGTCCAAATCCCGGGCGTAGATCTGCTCGGCCGCCAACTGGTCCAGAATCCGCTCGTAGGTGTCGACCATCCCCAAAGCCCGCTCCGACAGGCGCTTCTGGTTGCGGAAATCCGGGTCGAACTCGAGGTCGAACACCCCGGATGCCGACACCACCGTCCCCGCCCGCGCGTTCGTCGTCAGCAGCGTCCGAATGTCGTCGGTGGTCATGCCGCCCAACTGGCGGGTCCGCACATACTGCCCACCCGACAGCGCCTTGCGTGCCTTCACCCCGAACGGGTTGTAGTGGTCGCCGCCCACACCCACGGCCTGCGACACCACCCGGCCCTTCGCGTCGATCACTACACCCTCGCTGGGCAGGTCCCGGCCGATCCCGGTCGCGATCTCCTGGATCAACTTCCGCATCGACTTCGCGCCCGTGCCGATCGCCCCGTCCGGCAGCACCGACTCCTTCGTGCGACGCGCGAACTGGCGGGTCTGGCGGCGCACGAACTCCTCCGCCACCCGGTCCCGCTGCACACCCAGACGCACCTGGTCCGTCGTCGGCGCCCGGTCCTGCGGATCCTGCTGCCACATCTTCAACCGCTGCCCGATCCGCGGCATCAACTCCGTGTCCCGGCCCAGCCCGCCCTTCGGGGCCTGCGCCGGCCGGTCGTACTGCGCGATCGAATCCCGCACAATGTCACGGGGGAGTGGCTTCGCCAACGCCTTCGGCTCCGTCAAAGCGTCCAGCGCACGCTTGTCCTCATCACCGGCCACCGCGAACGCCGCCGCGTCCGCGAACTGGCGGTCCGGCTGGGTCTTCTCCGTGCCCCGATACCGGTACGCCGCACGCGTCAACGCCGGCCGCAACGCTTCCCCGGCCTCCGTGGCCGCGGCCGCCTGCCGCAACATCACCCCGGTGTCCTTCATCCCCACACCCGAGGCCAGCGACGACGCGCCCTGCAAGATCCCCGTCACCCGCGACATCCGCGTCGTCTCCGTCGACCCAGGCTCCAGGATGCTCATGATCGAGTTCATCTGCTCGGCCGTCACGTTCTGCGCGCCCAACAGGTCCATCTTCTGCGCCGCGTCCAACCGGCGACCCACCTCGATCTGCCGTTCGGCCGGCAGGTCGCTCTTCGGCACCAGCTCGTACGAGGCGATCCGCCCGTCGTACAGGCCATGCTCGATGTCGCGCTCACCGTCGCGGGTGTCCCACTTCGGAACCACCTTCTGCGGAAGGTTGCCGTCCACGAAGTTGATCCGCAGCTCCGAATCGCGCTTCGTGTCATCGTCCAGGCGGCGCATCAACTCCGCGCGCAGGTTGCGGGTCTGCATCCAGTCCGCCAGATACGTCTCGATCTGCTCCTTCTGCTCGTCGGTGGCGTTGCCCTTGAACTCGCCGCGGCGAGACACCACATCCGAGTTCCGCACTGCGACCGGAACCGCGTCCTTGTTCTGGTCCCACACCGTCTTCAACTGGGCGCGGCCGCTCTGCACGGCGCGCCGAGAGAACCGGCCCTTCTCATCCCGGTTCACGTACTGCACCCAGCCGTCACGCTGGATCTGCTGATTCCCCGCCTTCGCCACATCCACCATCTGCGCGAAGTCGTCCAGCATCACACCCACCACAGCGGCCGGGTCGCCACCGGCGCGCACCGTCTCCACGTACGACCGCAGCGCGGCCTTGCGCACATGATCCACCACCAGCGGATCCAGCGCCTTCGCCACCAGCGCGTCACGCGCCTCGATGTACTGCGGATAGAACTCATCCCACAGCGCATCGGCCAGCCACACATCACCAGCCCCAGGCTCCACCCGGTCCAGCGCTTCCAGCAGACGATCAACGCTCATCAGACAGTCCCTCTCCGGTACACCAAACGCGGTCCGCGACGCGACATCGCACCTGCACGCTGCGGGTTGAAACGGTACGCCTTCGGCGGCCTCACCACCGGGAACCGCGCCTTACCCACCAGCGCCGGCAGCTCCTTCGCCGGCACATCGTCCGAAATGCCCTGCGCCCTGGCACGGCCGCGACGGCGCACCTGCCGCCCCTTCTCACCCCACCCGCGCGCATACTGCGCACGCCTGTTCGCGTTGATCACCGACGCGGCCACCACAGGCGCCGACGCCACTATCACCGCCGGCGAACGTGTCTTCGTGCCCAACGTCGCCCCCGCCGCACCAACACCACCAGCCGCCGCGGACCAGCCCGCCGCAGCCGCCACATTCCGACGGCGATGCTTACGTGTCGTCTTCTCCCAGCGCGCCGCCCCCGGCGACACATGCTGCTTCCACTCGTCATCGCGACGCCACATCGCCTTCGCCAAATCCACCGACGGCTTCGGCTTCACACCCAACTGCTGCTCCTGCGTGGCGATGTCCCGCTTCAACTGCGAACCCCACTTGAACGACGACCCAGCGCCCACACCGGCCGCCACAATTCCCGTCGTGTTCGCCGCCCGCTCAAACCGCTGCGCACCCTCACCATGACCCGTCGAACGCAACGCCGACTGCACCTTCACCGCCCGCGGCCGCTTCGGCTTCCAGCCGCGCGCCAACCAGGAGATCCCCCTGGCCGCCAGCGGAGTCGCGCGCAACCCCGCCGCGCCCAACGCCGTCGCCCCGGCCGCCATCGTCAACCGGCGCTGCCCCTTGTCGTGGTCCAGCTTCTCCCAGCGTTCCTGCAACGTCTCCCGAGGCATCACGCACCACCTTGTCCTGGCATCGACTGCGGAGCGCCCTGCGGAGCAGTCTTCTGCTGCTCCTGCCCAGGCGCCGCAGCGCCGGGCACACCCGGCATCGCCATCGGATTCTCCAACTGCTCCACCGTCTGCTTCGCCTGCAAGAACTCCGCCTGCGACGCCAAGAACTCCGCAGCCACCGAACGCTCCGACCTGACGGTCTCCACGTCCTCGTCCTTCTTCGTCATCTCCGGCAGACGCGCCACCGCCCGCGCGAACTTCTCCATCTCCGGATCCGGGAACCACTTCATGCCCATCGACGACATCGACTGCATGAACGCCGACAGCTGCGCCAAGTCAGGCGCATCCACATCCATCGGCTCGATCGTCGGCATCTCCTCCACCGTGAACCCGTTCAGGCGGATCAACCGCGGGATCGCCTGCCTGTTCAACACCTGCGCGATCGACTCACAGATCGAGTTCAACGCCGTACGGAAGATACCCGTCTTGTCCACGTGCATCGAATACGAACCCGTCGACTGATGCCCCACCATGATGAAGTCCGCCAGCACCGTCATCAGGATCCGCTGCTCGTAGCGCTGGATGATGTTGTCCGTCTGGAACTGCCGGCCACCACCAGAGCCGAGCAGTTGGAAGTCGAACAGCGGCTGCTTGGTGTCCTGGTCGTACTGGATCGGAAAGACCAGGCCCTCCTGCTCGTCACGGCGGATCGACCGCACCATCTTCTTGAAACCCTCGACGGCCTTCGCCTGCTGCGACCCCGGTGCGGCACGCAACCACTCCGAAGGCACCTTCACCATCGGCAAACCCGCCAGGTCACGCTCCACACCGACAGCCTCGAACTCCTCGATGCGCTTCTTCATGTACCACGGCCGGTACGCGTTACGCAGCAACGAGACACCCTCCGGGTTGCCCTTGAAATGCTGGAAGCGGAACAGCAACGACCGGTCGTACGGGATCGTCACCTGCTTGTACGACGGCGGCGGGATCTGCACCATCGCCCGGACCTCGCCGTGCTCGTCGAACACCCACTTGAACAGCGTCTCCTGCGCACGGATTGGCAGCTTCCGCCACGCGATCATCCCGTCGCTGTACTTGCTGCGCATCCGGCGGTCCGTCGCATACACACCGCTGCGGCGCTTGTACACCACCTCGTGCCACGACCAGCCGAACACCAGCATCGTCAACACCTCGGTGATGAACTCATCCCAGGTGTGCTCCATGTCGTCCATCGACGTCTCGAGCAGATGCGCCGCCTTCGTGTCAGCCCGGCCCTTCCCGCCCGGCTTCACCGTCCACTTCACATTCCGCAGCAACATGCGGATGCTGAACAGCAACGCCCCCACCAGCGGGTCGTTCTCCGACATCTCCTTGAACACCTGCACGGCCTTACGGCCCCGCAACTGCGGCAAGAACTCCTCATCGACCCAGCCGGCCGACCGCTTCAAACCCGTCGCGCCGAACTCCTGCCACGGCGGCATCAACTCGTTCAGCTCATCGGCGACCTGGACCTCGCCGGCCTGGTCATCAGACACACCCGTGGTAACTGATGACGGCATGTCCTGGAATCCGGACCGTGGAGTGTTCGGCATGGGGCCAGATTATCCCCGAACGGCGCCCGTCGCGCCTTGCTCACTCACGACAGCACCCGCTGTACCGGGCACGGCCAGTCACGCCCGCACACAACGCACAC